CGGAACCTTTGAGGAACGCAAGACCGAAGCAGTTGAACGCGACCAAAAGCGCCGAATGGCAATGGCAGAAATTGAGCGGCGCAGACCGTCGCCAAAGCATGTGGCTTTGATGGGGATGATTGCCGCGATGATGCAGGGGCATAACGCAGAGCTAAGGGGCCGGCCGCTTGCGGACGGTCCCGCTTGAGCGCCGGGTTAGGCGCGGAGGATTGAGAGATGGGAATGCTACCGAGTGACGTTGCACGATGCGCCGGAGTTGGTGACGACGAAGAGGGCTGGCGCGAAGGGTGTGAAGACTGCGCCCGCAGACTGGCTGAATCAACCAGTGACGTATCAGCATGGATGATGCCACCGGCAATCATTGCATTCTGGTGCGAGTTCAGGATAGCGCCTAACGCTGAGGTAACCGGCGCATGACAGCAAGCGAAGCGCCGCTGGCGGGCGTCCGTGTTGACCGCCGTGTTAGCAGTTTTTTGAAAAGTCGGCGCTGGTGACACGGCAACCTAGGGGTCGAACGGCTTGAATGGTTTGTTATACACGGAAAATTTGGAGGGCAAAAAATGGATATTGAACACGCACTAGAAATTGCAGATGAGTCCCGCGATGGCGGGTACGACTCAATCAGCGCGATTGCGCTTCATTTTTTGGCTGCCGAGGTTCGAAGTCTATTGCCGGACAGAGCCAGCGCAATGGAATTAGCGATTAAAGCAATCGAAGAATCGCAGCCACCAGAAACAACGCCGTGGGATTGCGTTGATGCAATAAGGCGCAAATTTGCTAAGGCTAACGCAGAACTAAAAGGATAACAATGGAAACTAAACAATCACTAAAAGTAGCCCTGAAACGCAACGAAGTCATCACCCTCTTGCGGGAAAAGCCGATGACGTTGATGCAACTGCACGAGCGGCTGAGTTTCAGCTACACGAAAATACGGGTCATCATCAAATACCTGCGAGAACACAACGTGGTCAAGGCGAGAATCATCAGTCCTCGGCATTTTATATTCTCGCTGCTACCGGAATCAAAATGGGAATGTGATCCATTTTTTGTTCCCCAGAAGCCGTCAAGAATCAGGAATCCCCGCGCCAAGCCAAAAGAGGATTTGACGGCAAAGCCATGCTACCGGCCGAAGGTATATCAGGGGCACTTGCTTGGGAGAGTTGCTTGTTATGGAATCTGGGGGATGGCATGAATAAAGATCAATTTAACGAATGGTGGGACGCTGACCAACTGACACAGACCAACCCGTACCGCGAGGACTCCCCCGCGTATTGGGCGTGGGAAGGGTGGCAAGCGAGTCAAACTCACAGTGCGGCCAAGCTGAACCTGACCCGCGCCGAAGGTATATCAGGGGCACTAGCCCGGAGAGGAAAGAAGATGACACCGCTAGAAATGGCAGCGAACGCAGCGCGCGCACTGGCCGAATCTGGAACGGTTGGCGTAGTGATGACCATTGCGGAGGGCGGTATGCCGAGAGGATTTCCACGCGGCGAATTGCTTAACGAAATGGAGCGCGACGGTATTGTGGAGCGCACCTACCACTTCAACCCGGAGAAAGTGATCGCGTGGCTGATCCGCAACGGGCTGATTGAAATGGAGCGCACTAACGACACCACGATAAGTTTCAAGGTGCCCAACGTGAAGTAGACCCCTATTCAGGTGTCTATATTGCCTTCCCGCCATTCCTTTCCCGTGCCTTTTCAACCCGCTCATAGTCATCACGGCATTCACTTTTCCCGTTGTCCGTACAGAACAGCACCCCGTCGGGCAAGATACTATCGCAGAAGTAACAGGAGCCTACAGGCAAGAGGGATTTGTTCGCTTTTCGATGATATTCAATGGCCAAGTTTCTGTCCATATCTTCGCGGTCGGATGCTTGTTCGTAAATGTCGGTCATTTTTCGCCCAGTCTTTCAATAATGGCATTCTTCGATGCACTACCAGAACTTGAGCCGAAGTAATAAGCCAACACGCTAGCGAATCCGGTGCCAAGACTTCCCAGCATCACCAGCAGCGCATCACCTCCGCGCTCTGGTGTGCCGTATTGCATCATGTAAGCCAGCACACCGAAGAAACCGCCGGTAAGCAACAGGGCCAATGTTCCTGGTATCCAGTCCTTGACTGTCATTTCCCGCGCCCTAGCATTGCTTCTATCCTGTACATCTAGTTCCGATAGTTTGATCTTGTTGCCATCAAGGAACTTTTGGAAGTCTATCTCTGCCAGCTTGAGCGCCGCTATCTGGTCGGCGCTCATCTTTCCGCTGTTCAGAACCTCGCTGACGGCCTCGATGGTTTTTTCTTGAATGCCGAGCTTGTCAGCGATAAAGGATGCTGCTGCACCCCCTAGAGGGCCGCCAAGAGCAGTGCCCAACATCGGCACTAGTGTTCGTAACCAATCCATGTTATTCCCCTTTGGCCATCTGTTCAGCAAGACGCTGTGCCCTTGCCCCGACTTGTCCTGCCCATTTACTGTTCAACATAGCTGCCGCCGCTTCTGTGTATTTTCCAGTCTTTATCATTGCCAGCGTATTTTTGAACCCAAGCAATCCTGTAATCCCCAGATTGAAGCACATATTCACAAGCACGCGCTGCCGTACTTCGGCAAGGTCTCTCCACCAAGGCAGATGCTTGTCAAGGGAACGCATCGCATCATGTATGTCGTTTTCCAGCATCAAATAGGCTTCGTCGTCATGGATACCAACGGAGTCAAGATTTCGGCCTACACCTATCGTGAGCTTCCCGACTGTGTCCTTGTATGGATAATTTCTAACCCCTTCGTCCCGTATCAACTCCTTCCGCATGAGATTAATATCCATCACTTGTCCACCTTCTTGTCCAATTTTTCTTCGATCCTGTCGAGCTTATTGAACAGAGCTTTTTGCATGTCGCTCATGTCAGCCTTTCTTACGTAATCCCCAGCTACCAACACCTCGATGCTGGCTACCTTCTCTGACAACTCCTTGTCATCCGCCTGCAAGTCTTTTACCGAGTCCCATATTGCTTTTAGAAAGAACCCCATTAAGCCGCCAAATCCGGCCATCGCCCAGTTAATTACATTCTGATCCATTTAATAGTCCTTCGTCGGTATGTTGTACTTCGCGGAAATGTAGCTGGTGAAACAGTGGTTTTTATCGCCCAGCATGGAAAACAACCAGTCGATCGCGGGACGGGACACCCCTCCCCTGCGAATCGTTCGCCAGATGGCGAATATCAAGCAATTACTTCTCATCTTATCGCCCCCATTCTGAAAAATTCACCGAGCATATGCACTGTTGGTAAGAATACGTACTCGATCATCACCCACCACATCAAACCGGTAGCCATGATCAAGCCTACCCAAGCGAGGACTAGCTTGATACCCGACAATTTATCGTCAATCGACCTCACCACTTAGCCCCCGGCTTGATTGAAAACTTCATCGGTGCACGATAGGCGTTTGTTGTCTGCGGATTCTCCACGAATGGGTCGAAAAGCCAGCCGATGTTGACGTATATAGAACGTTTCAGAATTGGCACTCTGACAATCTTCATCCACTGGAAATAATCGCCACACTGTGCAGTAAAAGAAAGCCCTGAGTGATCAGGATTGTGCCTGTCAAGCTGTGGATCGCCGACCGAGATAATGTCGCCAATGCGGTCAAACTTTGCCGACAGCGGGCCATTGACAAGGCCATGCGCGCTATTGCGGATGAGCCATAAGACTTGGCCCAGATAGCTCTTGTAAGCGGGGTAGTGGATCGTCTGCCATCCCTTATCCCCGTAGAGCGAGTTGTCCGGCGTCTGAAACCAGCTTAACCAGTGAGGCAAGCGAGGCTCGACTAAAAGCGCCTGCCCGTTATCACTTAAACCCAATACTGGCTTGGCGAAAATCGGAAGCAGTGGCGCGATCAGGTTAGCGAGTACATCAAAAGCGAAGTTAATCAGCAAATAGATAACATATCGACGCTCTGCGTTTTTGAATCCCCTGAAAGCAATCCAGATGCCTAGCGGAACAAGACAGATCAGATGCAGCGCCAAAAGCAGCATCCGTGTTGCTAGCATGATAGGGTAATCTAGGAGTTTCATCTCACTCGGCGCGCGTCAATCCGCCCATAGGCTGTCGCCGTGCTCACCGTGAAGTTGGCTACCGCAACTAAATAAACCGTTGTTGTTGCTGCCAAAGAAATTCTTATGGTGGGGATTCCATACCCAATAGCTTGCCCTCCTGGGACAAATGCTGCCGTGCGGTGGATATAGGCAGCATTCAAATCGAACGTCGCCGATGTAGTGGTAATCCCCCCTGCCAGTGCCGTGATACTTGTCGTCGCAGCGAAATTAAAAGATACGATTCCTGAAACATCCCAATCACCGGCTGTAAGAGAGACGCTTGTAACGTTGGTATTAACCCCATTGGTTATGCTTACTGCTGACGCAAGCGGCACCACCGAACTGATATACTCCCCTATATTTCCTACAGCGGCATTGTCATTGGTGTTGGTGCCCTTGACCGCCGTTCCGCCGGTTGCGCTGATACTGGTGACAGCGGTCATGCTGGTGATGTCAGCATTGGCTCCCGAGGCCGCTGCACCGGTAATGCCCGAGGAAGCTAATGCGCCCACTTTGGCCTTCTCGCTATCCAGTTCATTCAATGCGGCCTGCACCGTAGTTGCTGCGATGTTGCCTGCGGGCGTGTTGATCACGCTGGTGGCAGGAAGTCCTGTTGCGTTAGTAAGCACTGCTGCTGATGGCGTACCTAGGTTAGGCGTAACTAGCGTCGGGCTGTTGGCAAAGACCAACGCTCCAGTTCCTGTCTCATCGCTGACTATCGCAGCAAGCTGTGCCGAGGTCATCACGAAGCCAATGGGATTCGTCTTGGTATTCCCGTTCGCATCCTTCTGTTGCCAGCCGCTGCCGTGCGTATAGTTCAAGCTCTCATCAGTGAGTAGTGCTGCCGTGATGATGGGAACGTTCGTAGCAGCCACATCAAGCTGCACCGTGATGGTATGGCTACCGGCAAAGGTATTCTTGATGTTGATCTGATCGACATCCCTGACTGTTGAAGCTGCTGGTGTGGCGCAGATAACCGTAGTAGTAGCAGAGACAATCGCAGTTGCCTGCGTTCCGCCTATGTACGTGCTGCTGGTCGCATCTGAGTAACAGACAACAACTTGAGCGCCGTTTTGAGCGGTTACAAGTTCGAGGCTATACGTTCCGGCATTCGGTAGTCTTATCATTATGTTTATCCGTGTGCTGCTGCAAAAGCGTAGATGTGCACCATGTCATTAGAACCGCCCGCATGACTATGGAGAGTAGTAGTTCCGCCGTCTGTCAGGTCAGTCCAGTTGGTGCCTGCAAAACTAGCCGAGTCTATAGCGTCAGCAGCAGGAAGCTCCTGAATCTGTCCGCCAATAATAACAAGAGGCTTTCTGGTTGCCATGGCTTAGGCTAGAAGAACGCCTTCATGATCTGTACTGATCTCCAGCTCAGTGGTGGAAAGACCTAGGCCTACTTTCACTACATACTGCCCGCCAGTAGAAGGGGGCGTAGCAGTAATAAGACCGGCAGTGGCCGAGAGGTAGTAGATGGTATTAAAAGCCAGTCCGCCCGTAGTACCAGCTACTGCATCCCACTGTGCGGTAGTAGCAGTAAGAATACCATCTGTTTGAATAAGAGCACTGGCAGCGGCGGCCACAGAGACGTCAGAGACTAAGCCTAGTACCTTCTTGAGACTCACTGAAGTCGCGCCAGCCTTGTCGACTTGAGTAGCGCTGGAAACATAGACTGGAGTACCTTTGACAATAGCACCCGCATTGGCATTGAGCTTGGATACGACATCAACTTCCGAAGATGCGGCTGAAAGGGTATCGCCAGAAGGGATCTGCTGAATCTGCCCGGAGATGATTACTAGGGGTTTCTGAACGGCCATGATAGTTTCCTTTATGAGAGAAGCGTAGGCTCTTCTATGTTTACTAGAAGAATGGTGGAAGAGATTGCGTAGCCTACTCTATGAACATAACCAGAAGTAGGAGCTATCGAAGAGATTGCAGCGGTAGTTCCTGCGAAATAAGGGCTTCCTGCTGAGAGTCCTGATAGAGTAATATTACCATTAAAGACTGCGGTTGCTGGGAATGTAGCCGAGACTGTAGCCTTGACGATTCCGGCTATAAGAGCATCTGCTTTTGTAGCTTTATAGAACTTGTTGGCTGTTACTTTGACAGTATCCCCTACTGTGAGGTCCTCACCAGCCTCTAAAGAGAACTCGGAAACTTCCCTGTCTGCCGCATGGTAATGAAGCGTTGAAGCTCCCCCATCAGTAAGGTCAGTCGCATTGGCCGCCGTCAGGTGCGTGTAAGTTGCCGTGTCGATGTTCTGTAGATCGCCGTGATTCCGAGTCGCCAAGTCGGTGAGATTCGACCCGGTAAAGTCGAGCGAACTCCAGAATATCTGTCCTGCTTGCGTGAGCCTTCGCCATAGCAGGTACAGCCAGCCATCTATCGGTTGGCCTGTTTGTGGAGGAGGGGGTAGAGGGACTTGGGTCATTTCCTAACCTGCTCACCGTAAGCCGCACTCGCCACCGGAGCACCTTTGCCAAGTTGCGCAGCGTAACCAATCATCTTGCTTCTTTGTTCAGGGGGAAGCAGGTCAATCAGCGCTTTCATCGCTTTTGGGTCGCGCATCGCCTTATCCAACTCACGGTACATTTCCTTGTTAACCTTCATCTCGCCCGCTTGAATGGCCGTGTTTGCGAGCACAATGTACCGATTCAACAGATTCGGAAGGTGGCGAGTGATCGACTGGTCGGATAGAACTTCGCTAACAGCCGCCTTTGCTTCTGTCGACTTCGCCATTTCCTTGAGCGACTTGTCTCTAGCCATCTCGCCAGCAACGCCGGATGCTTTGGCGAATCGTTCATCGCCAAGCAATTCCATCATCGTCTTACCTGTTTTTGTGTACTTCTCGATGAAGTCGACATTTTCTCCGGCGATAGTTTTGATGAATTGCTTGGGGCTGTCTTTTTGCATCAGGCGAAGTTCGTCCAGTGCCGATAGCGTGTCGCGTTCCGCCAGTGCTTTCGAGTACGGTTCAAGGTACTTGGTCACATAATCTTCGCCAAGTTGTTTGTCGATCACCTTCTTTATGTCCGTCAACGCAGCGGCGGCGGCCTTCTGAGAGTTCGATCCATCAACAAGATCAGGGATCAGCGTGTTGATCGTCATAGCCCGAAGTTCGGCTATCTTTACTGGGTCGTCGCCAGCGATTCGGAGTTCCTCTGCAACTTTTGACGCTACGTTTCTCTTTGTTGCATTTAATCCTGTCGACATAGAGTCGATGGCGCTGCGCACAGGCGCTGCGGTAAAGGCAGCTGGAAGCTCAGAAATCTGCTGGCGAAGAATGTCAGCTTCGGAACGCAGCCCTTGAGCCAGCCCGCCTAGTTCATCTGCGGCAGCAGAGAACTGGCCAGGGTCGCCTGTGAATCGTGGTTGTCCCTGTTGCACTTGGAACGGAGCGATCGACATTCTTGCCGCTTCTGGGGTGCCTACAGGAGAAACTGGCATTGAAGTTTGGCGAGGATAATTGCCTTCTGGAAGCGCATTCACTACTTGTCGTTCTGTAGCCCGACTGCCTTGCGCCAGCACCCCCTGTTGCGCAGCCTCAGTTGTCATGCGACCCTGATTCTGCAATGCTGAGGTATAGCGCCCTTCAATGCTTCGCAGTACCGGCAGTATGTCGCTCAGCTTCCTTCCAGGCTCGGCGAGTTTGTTGAGAATGTCTCGTTCAACTGGCTTCAAATCCAACGCGGTCAATTTACCGTAAAGGTCACGGGCAAGAGCCGCACTTTCAGCGGAACCGCCTTGCGCCATTTCCTCCATGACTTGACCCTGTGCAGCGGCTTGCCTTTCAGCCTGCGATAGGTAAGCGCGGGCAGCGGCCATCGGGTCATCAGCGGCCTGTATTCCTTCCGTCGATCGCATCAGTTTGTCCAGGACGGCAACGCCTTCAGCGTCAGGCATTCCAGCGAGCGCCTGCGCTGTCCTTACATCCCCAGCCTCACCAAGCATCCGTGATGCGGCAACTTGGTTATCCAATCCAATAATAGCCTTGGACACATTTGCCGCTTTGTCAGCACCACCGTAATATCGGACAGACTTATCTCCGCCCACCAACTCACGAAGCCGTTGCACGTTGTTGCCAACTGATCCGGCAATCCTTGGGATGGCTTTCCCGATCAAAGCACCGCCAGCACCAAACATGCCTTCAGTGGTGGCAGACGCTGCTCTGTGGCCTGTCGGGTCGTAAGCGAACCCAAGAGCCGCAGAAGCCGCAGCAGCAGGGAGAACGGCGGTTCCGGCCAAAGCAGCGGGGGCGTACTTGGCGATCTCGCCAACCATCGCGCCTATGGGTGCTTCTTCGCCCGCTACGTTAGCGGCACGAACAGCGTCTTGATCGACATCTCCACCGAACAGTCCCTTGACCCCCTGATACCCTTTGTGCAACGCACCGCCAGCGCCGACGAGTTGGCGTTGCGCCCACGGCATTTCATTGAGGACTTCGCGCTGATAGTCTTCCTGAGTCTTTTGCTTTGGGATCAAGTCATCAAACGCACCGCTTGATGTCCTGCTTGGAATTAGATCGTCAAAAGCGCCCATGTTATCGCCCCATCTTTTCTTGAAGTCGCTTCATTACCGCGTCCCTTGGTGCGCCCGAAGCAATTGCCGCCTGCGCTTCTTGCATCAGCATGGCTTGCTGTTCTGCACCAGACTTAGCGGGTGCGGCATTGCCTGAAAACCCCTTCGGTGGATTGTCTTTCAAATCCTGCTTCAATCGTTGCGTGGACATTTTGACGTCCCACAGCATCCGTTCAATCTGTTCTGGCGATTGCGCTTGATCGAGCGAACCTTGAACGGATTGTAGGAACTCAAGTTCGCGTTCAGTGATATTCCCCAGCGCCCCCCCAGTAGGCGATTCACGACGCATCTTGTTCAGTTCGTCAAATCCGATGTTGGCTTTGATTCTGCTCAAATCGCCGCGCAAGTCTCTTGCACTGGTGCCGCCAAAGTTTTCAAGAACCTGGCCTGGCAATCCGGTGGCAAAGAACCCAAGTTTTGATCCTTGCGACTTATATTTCCCTTCACCAAGAATCTTGTCGATGTTGTCGTCCATTGTGTCGGCTTGCTTGATAGAGTTTGACCACGCGCTTTGTTCTTTATTCTGCGCCCCCTCGAGCTTCTCGACTCGCTCGTATTCAGTAGTCCCAGGAATCCTCGCGGACAACTGCGCACCCTCGGCTTCGGCAATCACTTTAGCCCTAGCCTTATCAAGTTCAGATGTAGGTTTTGCTTGCATTTGAGCAAGTTCAACGCGCTGCTTCTGAATCCCCAAATCCTCTTTCATCCTCGTCCGTTCAGCGCCGGTATCTCTTCCCATGTCAATAATTCGGCCATCAGCCATGACAGCGCGAGTTGCATCACCTTTCAGCCGATACCCTTTCCCCATGCCGCCGTATTCGATGGGCATAGAGTAATCGGGCGCAGGGCCACCAAGTCGTGACTGGCTTGGTCGTCCATACTGATCTTCTGGCGCGAAAGTGCGTCCGGTACTGTTATTGCGGATCATGTTCAACGGGGCCTGCTCGACTACACCAGCACCGCCGTAACCGGGCGCACGCGGCATTTGCGGTTCACCTCCCATCGGCGTCCTATTGAATCCGGACGTCGTCATCGTCGATTGCGACAGTAGTTCGTTGATTTGGTCACGACTTGCGCCAGATTTCATCAGGTCACTGAGCATGCCTTGCTGCGGAATATATTGCTGCTGAGTGTCAAACTGCACTCCAGGTTCGTTGTTGTCCTGTTGCATGGCGAGCAGTTCAGCGAGCCGCTTCTGGCGTTCCTGTTCGTATTTTTGGTCAATGTAGTATTCCATGATTAACCCCACCTCATTCCGCTAATCGACCCGGAAGAATAGTTCTGGCTTGGCGACGGTGCCTGCTTAATCCAAGTATTTGCCCATGCGTTTCGATTGTCGCCAGTAATTTTTTGATTCACATTTGTGGCATCATTTGCCTGTCCAACCAAGTCTTTCAACAACCCACCACGCTGATTCCATGCGTTCGACTCGGCGGCGTAGCGGCTTGTATTCGCGTTCTTGTCACCAAGCCATGATTGCGAGTAGTTGCCAAGCAAGTTACCGAGCCGCCCTGCCTGCGCGTCATATTCCTGCGAACCCATATCCTGCCCGTACTTGGTCAGTTCCATGAGACGGTTGCCGGAATTGAGCATCCCTTTCGCCCCAAGTTGGCGATTTATGGCCTCTTCACCTTGTTTGACGCGGAACTTGTAGGCCGCCGATTGGTTGATGGAATCGGGGTTGTCTAGCAGGCTCCGTAGGCGTGTCTCTGCGTCACCTAGACCGGCCTCGAAACGGTTGCTTTGAGATGCGACAGGCGCTGGAGCATCAAGATACCCCGTCATTCTGTTCCCGAAGTCAGTAGCCTGTCCCTGAATCCTGGAAGCATTCAATGTTGCGCTCGGGTCTTCAGTCGCCATCCTATCGACGAAATCGGACAACTGTCCTTCTCGCATCGAAGAAGACGCTTTATTCCTTTTCCACGCGTCATACCCGCTGTAGGACGCGTTTGTATCCCCCGTGTCTTTCTGCATTTGGCCCCAGTCAGCGGGTAAGCTAGGTTCTGTCTGCCACCAATATCCCATGATTACGCTCCTTCAATCTCAATGGCCTCAAGCCGCAATAGTGCGTTCTTGAGATGTAAAATTTCAAATGATCTACGGCGGAAATTCCCTAACCGACGAATCTTCGACCGCGTTGCAGATAGATCAACAGGGCGGAATACTGAATTCGTTGCGTAATCGTCATCAGAATACCTGATTACCGCCGTGCTGGACACCTTGTCGCCTATCAATTCAGCCGATGCCATCGTCTTATACTTAGTGCTTCCATCGTCCATCTTCGGCGTTCTGATTCGCGCAGCAATGGCCCCGATAGCATCAATATAGACAGACTGGCTGAATTCATATAGCGCCCCACTTGTCGCGTGTTGCATATACTGCTTCCCGTTGGCCGAAGTCGAAGCGATGACCGGGAAGTACGCTTCTGTGTGCTTAACTGAAGTGCCAGACCCGCTGAATGCAGCTCCTGTTGCCTGTAGCTGGAACGTATCGGTCGTGACATCCGTAACCACATGCCAGCCGTTGAAACTGGCGTTTGTAGCGGCGATCAGGGTGATTTCGCCATCCGAGTACCCATGAGCGGAGGAAGTCACTACACCGGCTGCTGTGACCGCCGTGACAGTCTTGGTAACTCCCGACGAGGCGAGGTAAGTGAAGAATGACCACAGCGAAGTCGTAAAGTCATAGACGAGGGTAACGCCAGCGGTTACAAGCGTCAGGCCGTACAGCAAGTGCGAACCGACATTGGCCGACCATGAATAGACGGTCGCCAGCGAATCGGCGTTCAGAATCTTGTCGATTTGGGGAGTGGAAATTTTCTCAGGTGCCATTCCTTGAAGCCGGAAGATGCCGCGTCCGAACCCGTCCTTGGTTTGCCCCATCCAGACGATAGTGCCAGCCATCTCTTTGACCGAAGCATCAGAAGCACATCCGACCTTGAACGCGGCATTCTGGACAGGCGCGAGAATTGATCCTGTCGCATTCGCAGCGTCATAGAAAAACTCCGTGCTGTATTGCTTGAAAGCGGCCAGGTAGTTGTTGTGCTTGGCAAGATAGACGCCCTGATCCGGTTCGATCTGCGTCCCGATGAATTCCAGCGCGGCCCATGATGCAGCATTCTCAGTGGCCGATTGATTGATGTCTCCAGCAGGCGTCATCACGAAGAACTTGCCATCGAGGAAAGCGCACCCCCGCGTGGTGTTGCTCGGATAGTCGGCATCCGTGATCTGCGTTACCGTGTAGCGGTTCGCAGTGTTGGTGGCATAGGTTGATGCAACGCCATCTTCCAACTGCGCCCAGGCCACATCCACTGCGTCGGCAGATGTCGCAATTTTGATCCCGAATGTTACCGTACCGCTTGCTGTCAGAGTCGTATCGTAACGCGCCCATATGCTGGTCGTGGTTTCGACTGAGTACGTCGTTCCGTCCACCGTGATGCTGATCGCCCCCGTTCCAGTAACGCGCTTGATGTAGATTGAAAATGTCCGGTTCAGCGTTCCGGTCAAGGCGATGCTTTGCAGCATGGTCGCGTTCGCCGCGCCTGCGGTGAGCGTGAATGCTTCCGTTCCAGAGTTCGGGTCTGTTTGTGATGCCGTCAGGGTGATGTTTGTCTTGACCCACGCGGCATTGCTGAACAATTGGCTATAGAGCGCCTGATTCGCGTTCTGTACCATGTAGTAACCGACCGTCTTGGTCTTTAGGAATAGTTGGCTCATATTGGGCTTTGGGCGAAGTCGTAGTAGTCGCCAGTGATTGTTGCTAGAGCTGGGATTGAACCGGTAGCAGAATCAAGATCGTAAATGTACACGTCGTGTATTAACGGTACACTGCTGTCGTAACTTCCCCTAAACGCCGTCAATTTACTCCCGGTAGTGGCAGTGCTTACAAACTGAGTCCCAGTGAATATCGGATAGTCGCTGCCAAAAGACTGCCCTAGAGTAAGGGTGCCGCCATCTATAGAGATAGTGGCAATAATGCAAGACGCGTTACCGGCCACTAAAAATGGAATCTGTAAGGTCGCCCCGACTTGCAGTAATCTGAAGCCATCCTCCGACATACTCATGCCAGTGGCTATTGTCCCGCTAAACAAGTCCGTATGACTCGTCGTGCCGTCTATGCGGAAAACAGTATAAGCGCCCGTTGCAGAGTAATACGCCAGCCCGTAAATCTCGCCGGACAATTCCCCCGGCGCAACTTGTGGAATCTCACCATCTACAGGCCCGACAATCCAATTAAACGAAGTAGTTAAAGCACCGGTGCTAATAAGAACTCGGCGGGCAAGAATTCCAGGGAAAATGTCGTCCCCGACAGAAATTTCAGTACCTATTACTTGCCAAAGACTGCCATCACTGCGCGCCGCAAACCCAGTTGACATATCACTGCCAGATCCATTCAGCGCCCCCTGTACCCACACGGAGCCGTTATAGCTCCATATATAACCGTCAGACAAGCAATAAAGCGCGCTGTTGTAGGTAAATAGCCGTCTGATTGGTCGCCCGCCGGGGGGAGGGATGGTTACTGAAATGCTACCCCCAAAATTAGTTGTGCCTGCCACCCAACCATCGAGTCCGTTTTCTGGATTGGGATATCCCACAGCGTATAAAGTGCCATTGAGCCATTCGGGAAGGGAAACAAGTTCCGGTAAATCTCCACCAACGACGCCACCGGGGATTATATATGCCGTCGAATCGGCCCCCTCCTCGACCCCGAATCCCAATGTTGCCCCATATACGCTCACAAGCTCGTTGTTGAACACCACCAGCCCGTTACCAGCCCCTGACGCCTGAGCATCCAACGAAAGCCCCGGCCTGACAACAGCTTTATCCCCCGACTTCTTGACTTCCTTGAGGCAGTTGGTCAGACGGGCGTTCTTGTTCGAAAGTCCGTCCTTGGTGCTAATCTGCGCGGTCAATGGAAGTCTCATAATGGACTCGCTGCGAAGTCATACGACCCCGCGACCACGGTTGCGATTGTCGAAGGCGCGGAACCATGTCCCAAAGTCGTGCCAAACACGGTAATCAGGACATCATTGAAATTCACCGCGCCACCACCTGCACCGGATGCAGTTGCAGCGGTCGATAGTCCCGGCCTCAACGCGGCCATCTGCTGTCCGTTGTTATCCTCGCCAAGCATGTTCGTCAGACGTTCATCCTTTGCGGATGCGCCGTCACGCGAATCAATGTCGGAGGCGAGATTTAGCCTCACGGCACGTAACCGCCAGAATAAATGTCGGACTTCCCGCCATCGATCAGCGATCCCAACTCGGTGTAGGCCAGCATGGGGCGAATGTTTGCACGCTTGATAGCGGCCTTCGACTCACGCGCAATGTCCACCACCGAATCAGAAGGTTCTTTCTCGTACTCTGGAGCAACCTCAATGGCAAGGTTGTACGCCAGCGCCCTCTCATAGCCTTGTGGCAGACTTATCGCGGTCGATAGAGCAGCCAACTCAGCCAAGGACGTCCACGTAACGATGTGGAGGCTGTGCGCGGTTGTCGGCACCGGCCATAGTTGCAACGTACCTGTAGTCAGAGTCGGCTCGTAGTAGGCGTAAATCGGGAGGTCGGAAGTCGACGTTTTGTCCGGTATCGAATTCCACTTCTCGTAATCCACGGGTTCAACCGGATAGTCGATGTTTGACGCCCGGACATAGACCTGCTCGATCTTCGGCGGGCGCGGAGTCAGCGTGAAGTTTCCAGACGGCCCAACAGTGTAGGACGAGTCGGAAGCAACCAACGTGAATGCCGTATCCACGAAAGCATAGACGTTCAGCTTCTCGGTCTGCCACGACGAAATCATGGCATTGAGCGCGGTCAGCCCATCGTTGGATTCTGCCGTAGTCGGAGATTCACCAGAAGCGACAGCGCCAATCAGGCGCAAGGCCCGGTCGATGATCGTCTGCGCTGTGGCCAATTAAATCTCCCCATCATTCAGTATTGATGGCACCACGTTGCGCGGGCGTCCAGGGGGGTGCTTTGCTTTGTCCGGCGTGGGCGTTGCGATTGGTCCGGCCTGTTCTGCAATGAGGGTGGTTTCTGCGCGTTTTGTCGCACGTTTCGCCTCCACCGCTGCCTCCATGATAGGTTCGCCATCAACCCATCCACTTTTCATCAATTCTGCTACTTCGCCGTCAGGGAAGTGATGGAATCCGCCGTCTGGTTTGAACATTAGCTTTGACATTTTGAACCTCCAAAATGCCCCCACCTTGTGGGCGGGGGCTTGCGTGCTTCATTTCACGGATTAAGCGCTTCCTTTGATCAGACCCAGAGCAACGAGCGCAGCCCGAATCTCCGCAAGCGATGCGGCGATGGTGGCGTTGTTATTGTTCGTGATTGACTGAGAAAATGTGGCTGTGGCATCGGCAAGAATGCCGGTTGAAATCTTGGTTCCAGCAGCAGCAGTTACCGCAACCTGATCTGCCCCGCTACGCTGGACAACAGGGGTGGCACCGAAGAAGCCAATCTTTTCCGTTGCGCTTGAACCGACCTGTGCGCCATCAGCACTGTTATAGGTTACTTGTTCGTAGTCTTGTGCAGCCATGATAAATCTCCTTGAAAGTTAGGCGGGGCGGCTGTTACACCGCCCCTAGTGATTAGTTGGCAGCGCCGATCATGCGGCAAGCCCACTCAGGCCGTAGAGCAGCCATTCCGTACAAAATATCGATACGCATCAGGAGTTCGTCGTTGCGGATGTCGCTGGCCTGCCAAACACGCAGGGCCAGTCCGTCCTGAACGCGGCGAACGCACTTGTGAGCATCGTCCATCAGCGGCAAGTCGGCGGTCACGAACTGGAACGCTTCCTTGTGATACATCAACGGCTGAACATAAGACGCCGAAGCTGCGCCGACGAACACGATAGCTGCGGTCGTCGTAGGAAGTGCGGACACGTTCTTGCGAGCGCCAGTGCTCTGAATCGCGGGGCTGAATGTCCACGCGGTGGCCGATGTGCTGGTCAGCGTGAATTGCTTCAGGTGCGGGTAAGCCGCCTTGGTTTCGGGATGCACGTCATAGACACCGGCAATCGTAAACACCTGCCCGACAACGGTAGCAGCGCCGCCAGTTACGGTAATGGCCGACCCGCCATCCGCCAACGTGAAGGTATCCAGCGTGACGCCGGTAACGTCCGATCCGATGGTCTGGGTGAAGACACGCTCGTTTTCGTAGTAGTCGGCCATCGCAGTGCGTGCGATCAGACCTTCACGATACTGCTTGGAGATGTCGTTGGATGGGTTGAAGTACGCCGCCACACCATTGACCAGCCCACCCATCGTTACCGAGTCCATCTGGATGTAACGGTTGTCCTTCGGGGCGAGTTGCTGGTTGATCTTGGCGCGTGCAGCGCCGGGAGTGGCTAGCGACGTGATGGCCGTACCCGCAGTACCAGCAACCTGATAGGTGGCTTTGGTAGCGTAGGCAAGGAAGTCGGACTCGATGCCAGACACCAAGACAGCAACAGCAGGCTCGATGTAACGCTTGCTGATGTCGTCGATGGTCAGAGACAATTCCGCCGAGTTAAAACGCATGTCGACGTGATCCTGGGTGGCGACAGTGATCGTACCGCTGGTTTCAGCCTGATCCTGAACGTCCATAACGCGGGAACCTTGCGTGCGGACGTACTGGTTTGGCTTACGAACGCGCAGGGATGCGCCGATCTTGGCTCCGCTCTTGGCGAAGGAATCGTCGTACTGACGGTCTACGGTGCCGATGAACTGGCATTTTTCATGTGCGATCCGCAGGGCTTCCCGCGTGATCATGTCAATCGAAACTAGGCTATTCGCCATGATAAATCTCCTGAATTGTTAGGCTCTCGCCTTGATTTGGGTTCGTCGCCACGCCGCGAATTCAGCATCGGACATCTTGCTTGGGTCTTTCGACACGGAAGCAGATGCACCGATGGACTTGATCGGAGCGGGTGCGTCGGTTGTTTTTACTGTGGGCTTTTGGTTAGAAAGCCGTTCCTCGATTCGGCCGAGTGTGCGAATGGCCCCTATAGGGCTCATACCGGCGATCTTTTCAGCTTCATCCGGGTTATTGGCAAGGTAGTACGCCAACCTTGGCCCGATGTCGCTTTCCATGATGGCCTGTTGCATCGAAGGAGTCATTGGTACGTCCGAAGACGCCAACACTTCCTCAAAATCCGGCATTTCTACCGTGGCTGCTGCAATTCGCTTATTCCAACTATCAGCGGTCTTTGTGCGCTCCGTTGCTTCGCGTTCCGCTTTCTGGCGCTGCTCGCGCTCAGTCAGCGTTGATTCAATCTGCTTCTTGGCAATGTATTCCGCCTTTGCGGCAACATATTGATCGAAGTTGTCGAATTTGTCAATGGTCGGTTCTTGGTCGTCCGCTTGGCGCTGCTGCTGCTGCGGTGCTTGCCGAGATTCCATTGCGGCGACGCGCTCCTCCAGCATCTTGGCACGGGCTTCGGCCTCGTACTTCTGCCGGACAGCGCGATCTATGCGCTTCTGAACCCCCTTCGGAATGGGGTCATCGGGTTTCGGCTCAGGCTTTACCTGTTCCGCTCCCTCAACCGGCTCAACCGGATCGGCAGTCTGCGTATCGGCAACAGCGGCTTGACCTTCATCAACAACAAATTCTGACTCGATTTCCATGTTCGTTTAATTCCTAATGGTGTCCGGCAAAGTGCCGTGTGTAATACTAACCCGATTATACCACGAGGCCCCGCCCGTGTCAATTCCATGCTCGAACATCGCGGGGGAATTTCCGTCTCTTATATTTGAATGGATTCAGCAAGCCCAGTGACTCTATGAATCGCTTCCTGCTCCTGCAGTTTCAAGTTCAGTTCGGCAATCTTGTAGTCTTTCGCCAAGCAGTCCTGCTCAGACTTTATTACCTCCTGCTGAGTATCCAGGGCTGCCATCTGCGCATCAATGGCTGCTTTTTGTGCAGCAACGATGAGCTTCTGATTATCTTGCCGCAGACGTTCAATCTCATCGGCGGCAGCATTAATCGACTCGTCCTTCTGCTTGATCGCCGCGTCGAACTGTTCAACTGCCTGTTGCATCTCAGGGGGCATCTTGTCCATCGAAGCTTTTTGTTCGGCCTCAAGGATCGGCGGAGGCAATACCATATGCAGTCGCTTGCTGATTTCCTCGGCACCAGGCCAATCCATGTTCTTAACCATCAAGTCACCAATCACGTTCATCAATTCGGGGTGCGCCTGAATCATTGTGACCATGCTTTCGGTGGCTTCCTGCCGCAGTGTGTTGTAGCTCGGGCCGGATGTGATCGTTACGTCGTAAGTTCCGACAGACAAGTTGTACATCATTTTCAGGCCTTGCTTTTGGCTGGCAGTGGGTATCGTCGGGTTAATGGACGCCTCTGATGTAGTGCCATCATAGCCCATGATACGAACAACGCGATTCGAGTCGTAAATTTTCGGGATCAAATCGACGATGATCCGCCCGCAGTGCCGAATGGCGCGGTTCAGGTTGTCGTGGTAGTGGAATGTCCCGGTGTCACCCTCTCGCTGACGGGCCATGATTGCCTTGCCGCTACGCTCATTGCTCGGAGCACCAAGCGATGCGGCATACATTCCGATAGCGCCCTGGATGTCATGCTCGCTGATTTGCATGTCCTGCTGGAACCCCACCGGAACATCGGTCGGGTTGATTCTCGACGGCGGCGAAACAGGCTGCCCGTTCAGAGACACCGGGGTATAGCGCAGCACTGAATGGTTAACGGTATTCGCAGTTTTCCACTCGTCTTCGTAATTTTCAACCTGCCCCTCAGCGGCAAGCCACGGAGCCTTCGGCGTGAGAGCTGCCCTCTCGGCAAATGCTGACCGACTATAGTTGTACAGTCGTTGCGCGTCCTTTGCCGGACGGATGATGCCAGAGTGTGTTACTTTGCCTTCGATGTCGATCTCGTTGCCCCATACGACACAGATTGGAATATACTTGCCGGGCCATTCAACAGGCTCTTCAAGGTACTCTTTACCGGAGCATAGCGAGTGAAACACCTTTCTGATCGGGATGTTCCGTTTGTCCTTGACCAGCAAATCAATCTCGACACCGGCATCCTTTAACTCAGTGTAGCGTGCCATCGAAATGACGGTGTTATCGGCCATCAGGTACAGGGTTCGCTCTTCTTCTTTGACTTCCCAATACCGCACGACGCGAACTTTTTCGCCATACCAATCTGCGCATTCGAGCGCTTCCCAATTCTCTGGAATCTTTCCGGGGAACTTCTCTTCAAACACGTCCTTGTCGAAATCCTCAATCTCGAAGGCCCACTTCATGTCTGAGGCGTCAGCTTCAGTGCTGTTCGGGTCAATCAGCACCGACAGCGGATTGCGTTTCCGCTTAATCTTGATGTCCTGATCGAAGGATTCCTCGCCGGTGTATTCAGTTCCGACAGTGAAATACCCGAATCCGCCCGTTGCACTAGAGTCAAGCGCAGTATCGTAGGCAGCGTCCGCATTGCTGCGCGATTCAATGTGCTTTACGATGCCAGCGAGAATCTCAGCGGTCGCTATATCAGCGCCGCCGTCAACGGGGGATACTTTTATCGCGGGCCGGTTTTGTCGGCCATCATTGACGATCTGCCTCACATACTGGTTAAGTTTATCTACCGTGAGGCACGGGCGCTTGTCCTTGGTGCGCTGGTCGGCCACTTCTTTCGGCCACTGTTCGCCGCTTCGGAATTTTATGTCGTCCAATGCGTTCTTGCGGTCGTCAGCCCAGTATTCTTCCGAAAGTTTGTACCGCTCACGGACTTCGTGGAGCGGATCAACCTTTTCTTCGGCGGATTCTTCGGATACTTCGTCTGCCACTAGATTATCCATTAGTCTGTCCTTATTGCATCCAACTTACAGCATTCGGTTGATTATAGCTTGTTGTACGGGGCGATACTCTATCTTTCAACATTTTGCTGGCTGCCCTGTTTGCCACAGGATATGCAAAGGTTAGGGCCAGAGCATCAGCAACGTCCGGCGATGCCATCCCCCGCTTCTTCATCGAGTCTTTTGACTCAAGCTGGATCGCCCCGTTACTGGTTACTTTATATTCAGGGCCACACAATTCCGCCTTCAAGTAGCTGTTCTCCTGCGGGGCATTCGCTCCAGCACTCCCGATGCTCGCCGTTTTCAGCCACTCACGCATCGTTCCCCACATCTCAGCACGTTTGTTGGCATAGGCCACGGAGTTTGCTTTCCATCCGAAATTCACCCCGCGTACCTTGTATCTCTGCTCAGACAGCCGATCCACAACTCCAGACCCAAGACCGCCTTCGTCAATCACCGTCATGTCTGGTTGCCACCTTTCCACCGCCTCGATGACCTTGCCGACAACTTGCATGGTGTCGAATCCGCTGTACTTGCTCACCGACACCAAATCCCTGCCGCGCCGCACCGCAATGCACGTCTTATCTGCCCCAAACCTGGCAACGTCCACCCCAATCACCAGAGGCGCTGCGTCATCATCGTACTTATCCCTCAAAATCGCCTCGCTGACAATGCCCGTACCAATGAACTGCTCATCTCCCACATTCGGGAACTGCCCGTAGACTTCGACCCGCGCTTCATTTGAGTCCTCGCCCCACTGCTGGATGATGTTGTCGTAGGTAGTTTTGCTGATGCCTTCGACAGAACGCGAATCGATCTGCGTGGTTCGCCACAGCTCTCTATTCTTGTGGAAGCACTCAAAGAATGATCCAGATGTTTTTCGAGGGTTGCTGAACACTAACCAAAACCGGTCCGGAATGTCCTCAGTAAATACACCTTCTTGCACTGTCCATATTTTGTCGGGTATGCCGGACGCTTCGTCGAAAATAGCAAACTCGCCATCATAGTTATGAGCGCCCGCGAAACCGTCCGGGTTTTCTTCCGACCACAGCTGACCGGAAATATAATAGTAACGGGTGCTCTTGGCCAGTCCAAGGGGCGATTCGATGTATTCCTTGAACCACTTTGTGGGCTGGATAGACATTGCGTTAATGTCAAAGAACTCTCTGTTGATTCCCCGACTGACCCATTTCGCTATCTCAGGGAATGTTTTGGTTTGCAACTGCGGCGCGCCATTTGCTGCGACCCACGTAGAACCCCCAATGCGGGTACTCATGAACCAGTGAGACAGCATGCCAATCAGGGCTGACTTTCCCGGACCCCGGCCACTGGCAACAGCGTGTCTGTAAAAGTCCTCGCTGATGCTGTTCGTATCCTTACCTTTTGCCAGAGCGTCCTTGAGATACTCCTCGATTTCCAGCATGATGTCTCGCTGCCACTTCCGTGGCCCTTTGAACTTTCTCAAGTCCCCCCTGCCCCAATCGTATGCCTGCATGGAGAAACGAAGGGGCGACAGATATACTTCCGGGGAAAGCATCCACGACAGCGTGTCCTTTTGCTGGGGGGTCACGTAGTTTCCCCGTTCTCGTAAGTATTCCCGACAAGTTCTCGCAGTTTCGCTTCGCGCTGTTCCAATAGCCCACGGATATCGACGGTGCAATTGTGGTTAACGTCGATCACAACGGCGGCGGCTTTCTTTGGCTGCACATATTCCAGGACGCGCATCGCAATGTCTGGGTAAAATTTTTTAACACTACACTGGACGCCCATGTTGTCGACGAAGGGGATTTCCTCTTCGCCCATCACCTTAGGGAACAGCCGCATCAACTGGGCTTTTACCCACTTCTCGTTCATAAAATCGATCGAGTCAACGTCGTCTTGGGCCACGGAGACAGCACGACGGATTTCAGCCCTATCTATCATCTTCTGGCACACAGAACGGCTCCAGCCGAGGGTTTCGGCGGTCCCGGCAACAGAGTAGCCGTTTTCTATGTAAGCGGCCACGAAACACCGCTCTTTCTCAGAGAGATTTGACAAGATAGTGGCAGTTCCCTGCGCGGCTCCCAGGGGCGATTCCTCTTTTACCGTGGCTATGGAACTCATTTATCCGACGCTCCAGCATTCGCTGACGGACAGAGGGGGCCGATTCTACCCTCAGGCGCAAATCCAGCAACCAGCGGCGTAAAAACAGGGCTTCCCGGCTGTACCCACTTGGCAGCGGCATCTCCCATGCTTTCATGATAAAGCCCCATGTTTTTCTCCTATTGCCCCAATTATATCACGCGGCTCTGCCCGTGTCAACCCCATACTCGAGCATCGCAGGGGGACAGGGCTTTGAAAATAGGGTTTGCCCGGGAATCTTCGAAAAAAAA